CCCTGATCGAAATCAATTTTGTGGACCGTTTAAGCTGAAATAAATTAAATGAGAAACAAGATTTACGGACGAACAGTATCTTAGCATAAGTATATGAGACCAGTGTCTTCAAATTTCGCTATATAAATATAGTTAAAGTTTGGAAACATATAAAAAGGGTTAATAGTGAACGCTAGTTTTGATAAGTAGTACGACTTAGTACTATTCAATCAAATTAAAGGCAATTCACGAAAGATATAATAAAATGTATTTTAACCTATTTTATTCTCTATACAAATCTCTTTGCATTTTCAATAGCCAAATATTACATCTGCGTATGAACTGTGTGCTCTAACTCAATGATACTAAACCACTTTCTGACACCTTATTACCTTTATTTAAGTTTATCTCAAACTGACCTAAAGGTAGGCGCTCTCTTATAAAAACGGTTCGCAGGTTTAACACCTGGACCTTTGAAAGCCTTCTCCAGATTTCTAACTTTCTTGACGTTTAAACGATCAAGGGTTATACCATCTTGGTACATACCAGAAAAAGTTAATTCTGATAGATACTTTTCAAATGAATCGGTATTTTTACAATGAATAAATCAAAGATCAGAGAATGGATTATCAATTAAGATTTTTCGACTTGGTAAAACTTTATAAAAAGTAAAAAGATTAATTTTACTTTTACATTGTTTTATCAGATCTAAAATTTTATCTGGATCCATAGTTTTATGAAGATTTATCTTAATATTACCTAAATCTTTTCGATATGATCGGAAAAGATCTAAGAAAATATTATTATAAATCCTAATCATAATACTCCTTTCTTCTTCATTAAAATTAAAAGGAAAAGCTTTAATTAATAAAGTTTTATTTTTAAATTTCTTTATAGTGTTATTTGGATTTCAACTCTCAATATATCCGTTTAAATAACGTATATAATTGGAATTGTAATAAAAATAAGAATTATAAAGGAAGACTAATTGATACAATAATTTATTAAATCAATGTACATTTCGTCTTCAATAAAGAGATTCATTCTTGTAAAAAGGTTTATCTAATACGAAATCTCCCCATAATAAGTTACGAAAGTTTCTTAATATAGCGTCAGAATCAATAGAAGATAATCTTTTCCCAAAATAATGAATAGTATCCGATGAGTTATTTAAATTACTAAATAACCAATCACTCGGAATTTCACCTGCTTTCCATAATTGGATAAATCTTGCTACCATATGAAATATAGAAGATTGTTTTAAATCTTTATAGAAAACTATATTGATTAAATCAAACAATTTTGTATGTCCCTTATGTCAAGAACGAGAAATAAGACGACGAGATAGCTCAAGTCTCCCGAAGAAATTATTAGAAGATAATAATTCCTTAAAGGAAACAGGAGATATATCAGATCCATTTCAAGCAGTCCTTTTAGCAAATTCTACAACAGGTCTATTAATTGAAACAATTGACTTAGTGATATTGATTTCAATACCTAATAATTTACATAAATTCAAATATGAAGAAGCGACATCATGATCAAAGATCACTATGTCATCTCCTAATACTTGATATTTATCAAATCAAATAGGTTGGACAGTTTTATAACATTGAAATGCACAATATTGAATCATCATATGATGAATCATATTTAGCATACCTCAAGAAGATAAAGCTCCCATAGGTTGACCAGTAGAATACCTTACATTGCCCTGTTTTAGATTATAATTATTTTTTGGAATATTATAATCTCTATCAGTAAGAATTAAAGCTCAAAGATCACCAATATTACACTCAAAAATAGAATTGAGAAATTCTTTTTGAATAAAAAGAGGTAATCGATCAGTAGCAGCTGATAAATCAAATCCATAACCACAATTATACTTTAGAGATAAAGATATAGCTCGTTTAAAAGCTTTATCTTGATCAAAAGTAGAATCAGTTGGGAATGAATTAAAGGATTTATATAGGAAATCATGCAAAGGTTTGAAAAGAGATTGTGTAATACAATCAACTTTAGCAAAAATTCGCAATTTTCCAGCAGCTTCTTCTTTAAAACTTAGTGCACCTAAATGTGATCTAAGTAATGATTTAGGGTTTGAGATATCTTTTGAATATTCAAAACTTAAGTAACTACTTATATTAGAAATAGGCGCACCACGTTGTAAACGTGATCTCAAGATATAGATGCAGCGTAATAGGTACCATTTAAATCCAAAAGACTTAGTTATTTCTAAGTATTCTCGAATGTAATCTTTAAGGCGTGGGTGAAAGCCCATTGCATAAAGATCTTCAAAGATACCAAGATAACTAACCTTATTTGAA